GCAGCGGTCGATGGACTCACTATTGAGTTTGCACAACATCGTCAAGAGATGCGTAGCGAGTTTGCTTCGTTCCAGGAACGTCTTGCAGATCTAGAATCACGTGTGGTGAAGCTTGAGACCGCTGGATAAATACCAAAGAGGAAACACAAGAAATGCCTTCAGCAATCATAGTCCCGAACGTCACATCCGGCCAAAACATCGAATCTAATACTCCGTTCACCGGTTATAGTCGCCAAGTCGGATCAATCGGAGATCCATCGGCTACAACGGTAGTAAGCGTCGAAGGACTGGTATCGAACACGTATTCCGGCGCACTGGTGACGGTTTCACCCACGACTTGGACAGTCGTATCAACACCTGCGGCAGCAACTCAAGCCTCTGCGGTCCAGGCGGCTGGTGCAACGGGCGTACAACACGTTTGCCAGAGCATTAGCTTCAATTACACTACCGCATCGACTGCGGGTTCGTCTTCGGGAATTCAAATTTCTCTGTTGGACGGTTCCACGGTTAAGTGGGCACTTACCTTGATGCCGCCCGCAAATAGCACGGCACAAATGGATGTTCACGGTTTGAACATCGTAGGCACCGCTGCAACGTCGATGACGCTGCAATTTTCGGCGGCAGGTGTTACTGGTTCATTCCAGTCCTGCACGATGACTGGGTATGACATCTAAGCCATGTTCTGCGCAGCATATGCAGTCGCATTAGCGACACCCGGCCTCTGGGGATCACAAACGGCCAGTTTCAACGTGAGCTTCACGTTCACACCGTCAGCGCTGTCTGGAGTTTCTCAGACGACACGACAAACAGGTCAAGTGACCGTCCCGATGAGCAATGCTTTGTATCTGCAAGGCACGCAAAATATTTCCACTAGCACGAAGCAAGCGTTACAGCTTGGTGGCGTAAATCCACTTGGATATTGCCTTGTGAGAAACATAGATCCATACAACTACGTGTCGATCTTCTCCGATTCGAGTGGATCGTCAGAATTGCAGCGTTTGTATCCCGGCGATGTTTGGTTTGGTCGTTTGGGTCCCAGCGCAGCGCCTTACTTGCAGGGCAACGCAAACGCTGGTGGCACCACTGTGCAAGTCGAGATGTACGTTACAGCGAGCTAACAATGGCAACCGGAAATATTTCACTCACGATCACATTGACATACAGTGCCGCCTCTATCAATGCAGCCAGTCCGGGTGTCGTCTCAAATACGCTTACCTCAGGTGCCGACAGTGTCACAACCACGTTTGTAGCATATGAGCGCAATGTACAAACGGTGACAACGTCCAAAACTCCGCTGAATGTCAGCTTGATATCCAATATCGGCTATGTCGTGTTCCATAATGCAGACTCAACTAATGTCGTCTACATCTATGGTGCTTCAACATCTACGCTTCCATTCTTGCAACTAAATCCTGGCGAATGGCAAGCGTTGCGTTTTAGTCCATACGCATTTGCACCACAGGTCGAATCGTCCGCTGGAACACCACTGCTTGAATACTACGCTCTATCGAACTAAGTGCCCTTCGCTCCCCCCAAAGCATGTCGTTATTGTGGCGTTGCTGTCACCACGGGCGGATATGTGTGCGACGACCACAAGCCGAAGAAGGACGTTAACCGGCCTAACTCACATCAACGTGGATATGATCGCCAGTGGCGTGAGTGGCGTAAATGGTTTCTGGCCAAGCATCCGATGTGCGAGGACTGCAAAGTAAAGCCTGCGACCGATTGCCATCACATCAAGAAGCTTGCTGAGTATCCAGAGCTACGACTCGTCGAGAGCAACTGTATGAGTCTCTGCCATTCGTGCCACTCAATCAGAACATCTAATGGCGAATAGAGATCGATAATAAAGAAGGTGTCGCTAACATACTGATTCTAAAGATGTTGGAGGGGATAGGGGGTCTCGATTCATCCTTGCGTCATTGGCGGCGACCGCCCTGGAGCTTAAATTTTTACTTCCGCAATCCATATCTTTTTGGACGTCTGCATTGGCGCTATCGCCTGTGATGGGCACCGCTCGCTCAGGGAAGCCCCAGGAGCAATCGGCACTTATCAGATGTAGCTAACCATGCGTCAGTTTCACATCTTCTCTAATCGCCCCTAAATATCATTATGCCAATAAAATTGCCCTCTTCGGTGTTAGAGGCTCGTGGTTCATTTAAGAAGGACCCAAAACGTAAGCGTGTCGATCCAGTAGTGACCGGAGACCTCGGGGAAGCTCCGGCTTATTTCCACGAAGACGAGCGAGCAATCTGGGACGAATTAAAAGGGATTATTCCCGTGGGATTGGCTAAGTCGGCAGACCGTTGGATGGTCGAAATTGCGGCTCGCTATATGGCCAAGTTTAGAGACACCGGCCTCAAGTCAACGGAGCTTGCGCAACTCTTGAGTGCGCTCGGCAAGCTCGGCATGTCTCCGGCTGACAGAGCAAAGTGTGCTATGCCACCAACACCCGACCCGAAAGGTAATGAGTTCGCAGAGTTTTAATCCGTTCGTTGATGCTGCTCTCCAGTACTGCGATGACATCCTAACCAGCAAGATTCCCGCCTGCAAGCAAGTCAAGCAAGCAGTAAAAAGGCATCTCGACGACCTGAACAAAATCGACGATCCGTCGTACCCGTTCACTTTCGATATCAGCAAGGCTGAGAAAATCTGCCGATTCGCTGAAAAGATGCCGCACGTGAAAGGACGGTGGGCATCGAGCAAGAACAACCATCTCAAGTTGGAGCCGTGGCAGTCCTTTTTTCTCACTTCTATTTTCGGGTGGGTCGAAAAGGAAACTGGCTTCCGTCGTTTCCGTGAAGCGGTGCTCCTACTTCCGAAGAAGAATGGCAAAAGTTTTTTGGGAAGTATAGTTTTGATTTGGGCACTGTGTTGTGACAACGAACCCGGAGCCGACATTTTCAGTGCGGCCAACTCGCTCGACCAAGCTAAGACTATTTTCGATCCCTGTAAGAGAATGATCGAACTGAGACCCGCACTCCGAGAGCGTTTCGAAATTGAAGTCATGAAGGAAAGTATCACGATCCCAGACGGGTCAAAGATCGTGCCCCTAATCGGAATACCAAGGGACGGTTCATCGTCGCACGCTTATTGTCTAGATGAATATCACGAAGCAGACGACGATAATCTGTATTACTCACTCAAACAATCCACTGTCGCACGTACACAACCCTTAGGTTTGGTCTGTTCTACGGCGGGCGTCACCATTGAAGGGCCTTGTCACCAGCTACAAAAAGAGTGTGAAGAAATGCTAGACGGGTCTCTCGACAGGCCGGAGTTATTCGCCCTGATTTATGGAATTGACAAGGACACCGATTGGACCACTGAAGAAGCATTGAGAATGGCGAATCCAAATCTCGGAGTTTCGGTCAATCTGAAAATGCTTCTAACCGATCAGCAAAACGCAATCCGCAAATTGAGCAAGCAAGCGTCATTCAAGACGAAACACCTCAATGTATGGTGCAGTTCGAGTACCGCATTTTTCGATATGCAGCACTGGATAGCAGGCGCTGACAGCAAACTCAAGGAAGAGGATTTCAGGGGAAAGCAATGTTGGATGGCGGCTGACTTGTCGGCCAAACTCGATTTGACGTGTGTCGTCAAATTATTCAAGGACGGCAACACATTTTACGTGTTCCCGAAGTTGTACCTCCCGGAAGCCAGAGCCGAAGACCCAACATTAGGGTCCTATGCCAGATGGACTGTGGAAGGTGCGCTCACGGCGACAGAGGGCAACGTTATTGACATCGATCAGGTGATTGAGGACACGGTTGCCGACATTCAGACGTACAACCCGCTGGAATTCGCTTTCGATAAGTGGCGCTCTGAACTCTACATTCAGACGGTTGGTAAGCGGTGTCCCAATCTTGCTTTGGTGGATGTCCCAATGGGTGGTAGTCAATATCTTTCTCCTGCAATGTTTGAAATTGAGGCACTACTGGCGGACGGGCGAATTAAGCATCCTAACAACCCGGTTGCGAATTGGTGTATGAGTAACGTTGCGTCCAAACCAGATCCCGCAGGGCACGCTTACCCACGCAAAGCAGGTGGCCGGGCTGAAAATAAAATCGATTTCGGGTTGTGTCTCATCCTGGCGATGGGTAGAGCCATGCTGACCGCACCGAAACGAGGCACACCGGACATTCTCTTTGCCTAAGACACTAAATACTTGCGATGACTACAGACAAAAGTCTCGCAACTCGCTTCAAGAATGCTTGGCGTCAGTTTCGATCAAATCCATTAAACATTCCTGGGATGTTGGGCAACATTGGGGCCATCTTCTCGTGGCTGGAACATGACTCCCAGACTTCATCCGGCGAGAACATCAACGAAAAGACCGCGCCGCAACGAAGCTGTTGACAACTATCTTTACGACCTTTTAGTCATCGAACCCAATCCCGAAATGTCTGCCAGCGTTTTCTGGCAGTGTGTTGTGGCTGGTTTGGCTTTGACGGGAAACGGATACGTTTACATTCAGAGAGTCAAGGGACAAGTGGATGCGCTGTGGCCCTTGAATCCAATCAAGACACGCCCGCTCCGGGTCAAAGACAGTTCTCCAATTGGGAGCCGTCTTGTCTATGAGTGCAGAGAGGGACTTGATACCGGCCAGTCACCACGCATTTACGAAGATGACGAAATTCTTCATTTCAAACTCTTCAGCTTGGATGGCATGGTTGGGCTATCACCCGTTCACTGCCTGAGAGAAGACCTTGGACTTGCTCGTGCGGCAACGCAATTTGCCGGAAGAGTTTTCGTCAACAACGGACATCCAGGCGGCATTATGGAAAACGTTGCTGGCAACCTCGATCAAAAAGAGCTTGACCAAGCACGGGAGAGATGGCAAGCGGCCTTCTCCGGTAAGAACTCAATGAAGACGGCGTTCTTAAATGGGGCGCAATGGAAATACACGGCGCTAGCGCTGAACCTCGAAGACCTGGAGATGCTCAAAACCCGTCAGTTTGAACGGGCGCAGATAGCAGGTGCCTTCGGAATTCCGCCACACATGATCGGCGACACTACCCGTCAGAGCAATACCAACAGTGAGCAGGAAGCTCTAACCCTCGTCCAATTTACTTTGCGTCCTTATATTTCCGGCATCGAAGGTGAGATTCAGCGAAAGTTGCTGCCTACGGTCGGACGCAAGGCTAAGAAGTTTTTCGTTCAGTTCGATGTGCGGGATTTGCTTCGTGGTGATTTCAAAACGACGATGGAAGGTTTGGCCCTCGGTCGTCAATGGGGTTTCTACAACGCCAACAAAATCTTGGAAGAGCTTGGTGAGAATCCAATCGGCGCAATCGGCGATGTTTATTGGGTTCCTGTCAACTACACGAACGCTGAAAATCTTTTGAAAGGTCCTGAACCACAGAACGAAGAACAGTGGATCGGCAATGATGACCCGAATGCACCGGCTCCTCCAGTGGACACCACGCCTAAGTTGATT